ATGCACAACCTTCTTGTAGGTGTTGTAGAACATCTTCATCCGCGTGGTGACCTCCTTGATCTTGAGGTACGCCTTGAGGACCTTGCGCTGGTCGTCGGTCAGGTCGTCCTTGGCCAAGGCCAAGTCGATGGCTTGGTCGTCCGTCGACGCTTTCTTCTGCCACATCTCCCGCATGGCATCCGTGACCTCGACCTTGCGGCCTTGGTTCAGGCGCTTGAGGGCGTTGAACGCCTCGCGCATCTCTTCGTTCTCACGCTCTTTCGGGGTGAGCTTGTTGTAGATGCGGGGCACCATGCCCAGAGAGCCGTACAGCAACTTCTGCACCTGACGTGGCGAGTCGAAGTTGATCTTGGGCTCACCGTTGAAGTGACGGTCGACGAAGGCGTTGAGCGCGACCACAGAACCCTGCTCCACGGCCAGTGCGATGGCCTCGGCGGTCTCGTTGTCGGGGAACTGGAGACGCAGGTCGGCGGCCACGGCTGGCAGCTTCTTCTTGCGAGTGGTGAACTCCTCGCCCAGAACGATCTCGCACACCTGCTTGACGGCGGCCACATCCACACCCTCGAACACCGGCTTCACGGTGCCGGACCAGCCTTGGGTGAACAGGTAGTCCCGCAGGATTTCCCAGTTCGTCTGGTAGATGGCCTTGTCTTCGCGCTCGAGCTCCATCAACGTCCTAAGGTCGACACGTACCCCCTTGACGAAAGCCAAGTTGGTCAGATACATGGGCAGCCGCTCGACTTGGTCGAATACGGTTGCAGTCTGCTCGACCCCCATAACCCGGCGGAACTGCACATGCAGCCAAGCGGTGACGATGGTGTCGTCACAGCCGTAGTTCATGACGCGCCGACCTGTCAGCTCGCACATCTTGTACTGCTTCTTGTACCAGCCGTCCTCGGTGATGGCGGGCTCGACGATGACGGAATCTTCTGATCCCTCCTCAAAGCCCCAGACAGCTTCGCGGATCGTCTTGGTGAACGGCCCAGCCACCACGATACCTCCCGGGAGGATGACGTCGAGGGGGCCTTCCATGGTCGTCACCTGCTCATAGGTCTCCTGCTCGTACCCTAGAACCGCCTTGGCCCGGTGCTTCAGTCCGCGAGGCTGGTTCTCGTCGACGTAGGATGCTTCAACCATCGTGTCAACCACGTTTGGCAGGAAACCGAACCAACCGTTGTCCTTCCACTTGCCTCCCCACGCCCGATGCAGTACGGGCCCCTCAAAGGCTGCGTTGTGCACGATCAGGTCGACAGATCTCGGCACTTCTTCCACCATTTCGCGGCACTGGTCCACGGAAATGTTCTCCGTGTCGGCATGGTTCACGCTCATGTAAACCGTGTGCTGCAGGTTGTCGCCGAAGGTCAGGGACATTCCTGTCAGTTCTGCACCCAAAACGTCGACCTTCTTTCCTCGTGCGCCGATGTACTCCAGCCACTCATCGGACGCCTCGCCAGACGATGTCTCGATGTCCAAGGAGACAAACTCGGTCTTCTCGAGGGCGGACTTGAACCTGCTGCGGGCGGAGGCGTAGTTGAGGGCGGTCACCAAAGTCTTGGTGCCGTACCAGTGCTTCATCTGCGGGATGCGCTGCTCTTCAGGCACCTCATTCCACGGCATGGCCATGGCTGGCACCCAGTCAATGGCGTGGTGCTTGGTGGCCACCTCCTCGGGCATCAGGCGTGCCACCTGCCAGCTCTTGTAGACCAGATCCTCGCTGTCGATGATCTTCTGTAGCTTGGGGAACTCGGACACGTCCTCGCGCAGCTTCTTGATGTCTTGGCTGAGGATCAGCTTCTCGAGCATCTCGAGTCCATCGAGGCCGAAGATGCGCACCAGCTCCACAAAAGACGCATCCCCGAAACCGCGAGCGCCGGGGATGTTGTCAGAGGTATCGCCTACCAGTGCCTTGTAGAGCGTGATGTAGCGGTGGGGGAAGGCCCCGAAAGGGTTCTTGTTGAGCTCCCCGCCTTTCCAGACGTGGGTGTTGGGGTCGACGAGGACGCACAAGTCGCCGTCACCGGTGGAGACGACGTTGGGGCGGTCGCGCAGGTCTCGCACCAACCGGGCGATCACGTCGTCCGCCTCCCGGGCCTTCACGCTGCACACCGTAAAGCCCACCTGACGGAGCATGGGGGCCAGCATGTCACGGGCCATGCCCAGCTGTGTGTGGACGGCGGAAGCCTTGTCACGCCCTTGCTTGTAGGGCGGGTACATGGTCTGGCGGAAGGACTTGGCGCCGAGGCCGTCCCACACGCCGATGCAGTCTTTGGGAGCCACGCCGAAGTGGTTCATCGTGTCCAAAAGCGCATCGAAAAAACGCTCTACACCGTAGAGCGCCGTATTCACATGTTGGACCTTGCCGGTTTCGGGGTCGGTGACCATCTCGCCGTCGGGGTCCTTGCCGCCGAGGAGGGCGGCGTTGAGCATTCCGTTCAGGTCAACGAGCAGCCTTACGGGTGATTTTTTCATGGCGGGGTTCGCTTTCTTCTTGTTGTTTTGCGAAATCGAGAGACGCAATGAAGCGTCGGCTGGTGAAGCGCGGCACACGGCGCGGCTCCATCCAGCTTGGGTAGATGGATGGCTCCATCTCCTCAGGGTCAATCACGGCGGTGGCCATGATGTACAGGGGTTCTTTCTGCGAGGGCGTCTGGACGAGCATCACGCGACCTTCCCGCACCTCAACGGCCAGCCAGCCCCACACGTACCTGTTTGTCAGGCCCAGACCGGCGACCGACGCGCAGAGTCCTCGCCGGGTCTTGGGGCTCTTGAGCAGGGCGACCAGCATCTTGGTCGCCCGCTCGGAGATCTCGGTTGTGGTCGCTTTGCGTTTCATCCCCGGTACCTCTCCCAATCCACCTGACAGAGGTAGCAGCGGCGCTTACCGAGGTTCAGTCGGGCTGCCTCGATGGGCTCTGAGCAGTCCATGCAATCGGGGTAGGGGTAGGTCCCATCAGCCCGGGGCTCCTGCTCAGGGCGGGCTTTCTTACGGGCAAGGTACAGGTGGTTGGCTGTCTCTCGCTCAGCCAGCTCGTTGGCCTGATCGACTTCGTCACCGACTTCTCTCATCTGCGGCCTCCGTGCACGGCCACAAATTCGGCGATCTTTCGCAGCTCGACCTTCAGCTCTCCGATCGTGCCGTTGTTGTCGATGTCGAAGTCGACGAGGTTGGGGTCAATTCCGCGCTCGGATGCGTGGTCGGCAGCCTCGCCCTTGAGTCCGCCCACGTCCCGGTGCATGCGGAGGATGAAGCCGCCACGGCCCATGATGGCGTGGGCCTCGTGGTCGAAACGAACATCGGTGACGATCACCGACTTCTCGTTCTTGTACCAAGTGTCCAGGCGGTGCATCAGGTGCCTGACCCAGATGTCATCGCCAAATACAGGCTTCATGGCGTCGTTGCCAAGCAGCTGCATGATGCGCCGGCGGGTCATCCCCAGCCATTCCACTTCACCCTCTTTCAGTAGGTCGTGGTTCATGGCCTGAACGTGCTCGTCGGTGAGCACGGCGGCCATCTTCTTCATGGGGGTGGCAAAGGCGACGGATGTGTACCCGAACTCCTGTTGCAAAAAGGACGCAGCTGTGTCCTTGCCGGAGCGTGCCCGCCCGGTGATACCTATCAGGTTCATCTCGACTCTTTCTTCTTGTTTTAGGTGAGTCGCCGCTTTGTGCGGCGCGTGATGTTACCAACTTACTCAGTCGACGTCATGCAGGCTGTCATGCCAGCGTTTCAGCCTCCAGATTGCGACGTTTGCGACCACCGCCTGAGGCTCCGGTTTCTCAACCAACGGGTCGATTCGGGTCAGGTCGTAGAAGCCTTTAGGGCTCACCACTTCATGCCTCAGGACGTAGAAGTTGAAGAGCTCCAGCATGTTGACCATGTAGCCCATGCGCTTGCCCAACCTCTGCTCCCTGCACCTGGCCAAGATGTCCCCGAGCGAGGCTTCCTTGGCCAGCTTCGTGGTGTCGTACCGGTGGCGGAACGCGCCCCGACGACCTACTGGTTGTGTTCCGACTCCCTCGACTGCGTCGTACACAGAGGCCGCGTGAGCTCTCGCCTCCATATCCGTCCTGAGTTGTCGGAAGATTTCGTTGAGCTGCGCGTACTGGGACGAGAACCTCTCCGGGAAGAGGTCCCGCATCGTGTGGTGATACGCGGCCAGAATGGTCTCGAGGAACGGGTCGTCCACGCAGATGACGTCGCGAACCAACGCCCTGTAGGCGATGGGCGTGGCGATGCGAAACTGCTTGGTGCACATCTGGTCCCACCGGAGGTCCCCGGTGCCGGGGTACAGGTCCAGCCCGTAGTTGAGTGACCCACCTGCGACCTCGATGAACGCTCCGTTGATGTACTTGCGGCCGTTCGACAGGCTGTCGTCGAACGCCGTGATGACCCCTCGGGGCTGCAGGGCGGCTATGACGGCCGCCACCGTTGAAAGGTTCGCACCCTTCTTGACGTGCGGCCCGCGCAGCTTTCCTCTGTGGCCCTCCAACGTCCCAAAGGGACTGCGCCCCTTGGTCGGCAGCCCTTTCAGCACCTTGCCGAAATCACTGCAGATGTTTGCCCACTCGCGCTCTGTGATCGGATGCTGCTTGAGCAGCTGGAACAGGACAGTCGAGCCGTGCAAACCCCACGCCATGGGGCGTGGGTCTGGTCGGTAGGATTTGGGGGCATCGAGGCCGTACGCCTCCAACCCCAGATCCACCACCTCGGCGAACACTTCGTATGCCCCGTGGTAGCGAAGCTGGCGTTGGATGGCGCCCGCCAGCTTCATCCGATCAAACTCCGGATACTCGACTGAGATCACGCAACTCTCCTTCCACATTCCTGTTCAGGGCGGCGTGGGTCGAGAAGCCGTCCCTGTATCGGTGCTTGAGCTTGGCGACATTGGTCTTCACCAGCATCGGGATGACCTCTTCGATGGTGCCGAGGTCCTGCAGCTCGGTGTCTTTGCTGTGGAGCAGCAGGAAGCCGTAGGTGGCGCAGAGCATGGCCTGCTTGGCCTGCTCGTCGTTGGGGGCCTTGTCGTACGCCAACCAACGCTTGGCGATGTCCAGCAACGGATTGAAGTTGAACTGCGCGGCGTCCGCCATGCTGGGTTCCATGTCATCTTCGCTGGGGATTCCGCTGTCGGGGAAGAACTGCCAAGACTCGTTGGCCACCCTGTGCGCATGGTCGTGAAGCTCGTCGTCTTCGTACGTCGTCGGGGGCAGTTGCTGCAGCGCGGCTGTCATGAAGAACAGGTAGTCACCGCACTCCTCGATGAAGTTGGTGCGGTCCTTGGCTGTGCAGGCTTCGTGGTACTCGGTCACCATCCCCAAGACGGCGTGAGTGAACATGCTGGCGGGGGCCAGCGGGCGGAAGAGGTTGGCCACGAACTGGTCGTAGGTGACGTCGGGGATACCTGTGTCGGCGTGTCGGATCATGTTGTGGGTATCTGTGAAGCTCATCGTGGCTCTCCGATGATGGAGTTGATGGTGTAGAGGGTGTCGTTGTCGAGGGTCATGTTCTCTCTGGCCCACCTGAGGTACGACTTGGGAACGGCCTCGATGGCCTCCCCGCGATGTTTGCCAAAAGGCAGTGAGGCGATGCGCATGGGCCTCTGGGCGTGCCGGGCAAGCTCAGGCAGCGTCATGTTCATGCGCTCGGCGATGTGCTTGGCCAGGTGGTAGGCCCACATCACGTCGTTAAGTACACGGTGAGCGCCTCCGAAGTGACGGGGCAGGTTGAGGGCGTAGACGCAGGTGCTGAGCTTGTGGTCATCGGCGTCGGGGTACAGCTGCCTGACGTAGCGCAGGGTGTCCAACTCGAACACCTCGCCGTCGACGTAAGGTTCGAAAGCGGGGCGGTCGAACCCGATGCGGTGGCCGATCAAGGTCACCGGGCCTTGGAACCGCTTGCCGTGCACCTCGCCGAAGAACTCGTCCAGCGTGGGCGAATCCTTGACATCGTCGTAGGTCAGGCCGTGGATGCCCGACGCCGACGGGGAGATGGGTTGTTGTGGATCGATCAGGCTCTCCACCTGATTGATGATGTTCCACTCCGAGTCGATCTCGATCCACCCAATCTCGCAGACGCCTCGGTCATCCTTGGCTGAGCTGGTTTCTGTGTCGCCAACGATGTAGATCATGCGGGTTCTCCGATGTCGATGGGGTCGCGGAAGCCGAGGAAGACAGGGTGGCGCGGCTTGGTCTTCACACCGTGGGCGAAGAACTTGTACTTCACCACGCGGCCAATGACGTCGCTGGCTTGGGTCCAGAACTCCTGTCGGTGCTGGGCGGTAAAGCCTGTGCCGATCTCGAATTCGATTCCGTTGTCGAGATCACGAACGACCAAGGTGCCCATGCGCCCCTTGCCGACCTTGTTGGCCTGGTGGGAGGAGCGTTCGGTGTGGCCGAGGGCATTGGTGGTGGCCTCGTTGGCGTTGTGCATCTCCTCGGTCATCCCGACCACGGTTGCTTCGCCGTCGTCAAAAACCTTCAGCTTGACGAGCGTCTGCTCCTTGAGCGTCGACCGGCCGTACTTGTAAGAGGCGGAGGGTTTGCGAAGCATCACGCCTTCGTAGTTCTGCTCGAGGCACCACTCTTGGTAGGCAATGAGGTCCTTCTCGTTGAAGATGTCGACATGGCCGAGGACAGTGATCGGGCATTCGGCGTGGGTGTGGTAATCCAGAGAACTCAGGCGTTCGCTGAACGGTGCCTGCATGTCATGTCGGTCGAACACGTAGTACATGAAGCTGGGCTCGCCCTCGACGCTCATGACGGCGCTGTTCGTCTTGAGGTAGATGTCGGGGTCGGTGGGGGATCCAACGATCAGCTCGCCGTCGAGCCCCTCGTACTGGGGGTGGCTGAGCGCCTCGCGGATGAATTTGTTGGGGATCGGCTTCAACGTCCGGCTGACCAGTTGGCCGTTGAGCACCACGGCGCGGATGCCGTCGAGTTTGGGGCTGGCGAGGAGAGGGTAGGAGAGCTTGTGCAGCTCGTCCTTGTCAGCTTTAGCCGACAGAAGGGGCTTGAATTGGCTCATGGTTTTTTCTTGTTGTTGAGCTGAAGAAAAGCGGCCGCTTGGGCCGCTGGGGTCATTGGCACGCCTCGCAGGTTCCTTCGCCTGACAGGTCGCAGGCTTTGCCTAGTTGGAAGTCATCGGACTGGGCGGCGTGGAAGGCGTCCAGCCGCTCAGTCAGGACGGCGACGTAGTCGGTCATGATCGCCTCCTGCCGGATCAGGCGCTGCCGTTCGGCACGCTCAACGGAGCGGAATGTGTCGGAGGC